CTAATTTCATACATTTAAGTTTGTATTTAAGTGCTAATTTTTCATAATTTTTAGACATATTTATATAAATATAAATACATTTACATAATAAATTATTTTTATTTTTATTTTTATTTTTATTTTTATTTTTATAGTTTTTAGTAATAATTTTATAGTTATTAATATATTGTATTTTATGAATCCAGAATTATATAAACTTGCAAAACTTAAAAAATATAATAAACATATAATAAAATCTTTAATTACATCTATTAATTTAAATAATGTTAATTTTGATATTATAAAAAAAAATGCTTCATATTTAAATAAACATGCTCAAAATTTAAAACAAGTATGGAAAACTCTTCCTAATTCTTATAATAAAACTGTTCTTAAAAATGATTCAGAATATATAAAAATCATAAATATCATTAAAAGTAATCAATTAAAAGATTATAATAAGTTTAGTGAATATTTAAATAAAAACAAAATTTTAACACGTTATTCAAATAGCGATAACAATATAAGTTATTATATGTTAAAAAATGAAATTGATAATATTGATGAGGAAATGATTTTTAATCATATAAAAATAACAATTTGTTTAAAAAAACATTTTTCTAATTTTGGAGATAAAAATAAAGAAACAGTTTTAATATGGATTCCAATTGAGAAAGGAAGAGATTTTAATGATAGTTTATTAAATGAAGAGACGTTATTTAATTCTGAGGATAATTTCAATGCATTTACAGCAAGTGGATTAACATATAGTTTAGATAATTTAAGGATAACATTAATAACAAGATATGAAGAGGTTGATAAATTATTAATTCATGAGTTATTTCATAATTTTGGTTTAGATGGAAGTTTAGTAAAAACGAATAATTTTGAAAAGTTAAATAAAGTGTATAAAAAAACAAAAAATAAAACAAATAATTTTGATTATACTTTTAGTATTTATGAAAGTTATGCAGAATTATCTTCATCTTATTTTAATTTGATTTTTAAAAACCTATTTTCAAATAATATAGAAAAAGATTTAATTATTAATATATTTGTAGAACTATTATATTCTTACAATACAATTTATAATTTAGCTAGAATTAATAATTATAAAAATTATGAAGATTTTATTGCTTCTAAATCATTTAAAGGTAATATTTGTTTTTTTGAATATTATTATTTAAAAGGCTTAATGTATAATAATTATATTTATACAATAAATAATGTTCCTGATGTTTTGTATGAAGATGTTTTAAATTTAATTGATAAAAATGAGTCTTTACTAAAAGAGGTTTTTGAACAGAAATTAGAACAAACAAATTACAAATTTTGCTATTATTAAGTAGTAAAAAAATTTGAATTTTTATGTGTATAAATATATAAAAATAATAAAAAAGTGTTTAATATTATAAGTTGTTAAATAAATTATAATATTAAAAATGTTTGTTTCTAGATGGAATAAGTGGAATAAGTGGAATAAGTGGAATAAGTATAATGAATTAAACAATATAAATGTACCAAATATCACTAGTTATGTGAGACATAATGAGCAATGGTTTGACTTGAAAGAATATAATAAATTGATTAATAATCAAACTTCTAATTTTACAACTGTAAATAAAATTGAAGAAAAAAAAGTGTTAAATAAATTTACTATTGAAAAATGTAATAATAATAATAATAATAAATGGAAAAATAATAAATGGAAAAATAATAAATGGAAAAATAATAAATGGAATAATAAAATAATTAAAAGAGAATTTTCAAGTTCTTGTTCATATGATGAAAGATTAATTAAAAATTTAGATAAAAAAACAAGTGGTCATTTATCAATTTTAGAAAACATTATAAAATATATTAGAGGATTACCATTAATACCATTAATTTTACCATGTCTTACATTAGTTCAAAAAAATCATATTGAATTAATATTTAGGTTTGGTAAACCAGATGGATATATATTAGAAGGGATGAGTATTGCTTATCCATTTCGTAAAGAGATTAAATATTTTTGTGGAGATTTAACAATAAATAATAACAAAATGCATATTACAGATTTAAATAAAAATCCTTTGATAATATCAACTCATGTTATTTATTCAATTATTGATCCTATTAATAATTATGTAAATTTGAAATCTAACACAAGGAAAATAGAAAATATATTTAATGAAGAAGATGATGATAAAGATAAAGATAAAGATAATATTAAAATTGAAGGAGATTATGTATTTCGTAATTGGTTAGAAAGTTTAATAAGAGGAGAAATTTGTAAATATAGTTATGATGAATTAACTGATTCAGAATTAATTCAAATAATTAAAGAAGATATAAAAGATGTGATAAATTCAAATGAAGATAGTGAAAAATATGGAGTATATATCAAAGATTTTGGTATTAACGAAATAAGTTATACACCTGAAATAACAGAAACAATGCTTGTTAAACAACGTATAAAAGCGACTTTAGAAGCAAGAAATGAAATATCACAAGCAACTTTATTAATGATTCAAGATGTAATAAATCAACTTGATAATGATTTAAATGAAAAAGATAAATCGAGACTTGCTGTAGCACTAAGTGTAGCGATGATTGGTAATCAAACTCCAAATCATGTAATTCAACTTTAAAAAAAGATTAAAAAAGTGTTAATAATTTTTATTTAATTTATAAAATTAAGATTTATTTTTAATAAATTCTTGACATTTATCTTCATAAGAGTCAATAATATTTTTAATAACATTATTTAAATATTTTTCTTTATTTTTTTCAAAATGTAATAAACAAATTTGACAAATTGAAGAAGGAGACCATATTAAATTATCTTTATAAAATGTATATTTATTTATTAATTTGTAATAATAATCATAATCTTCAAAAAAATCATTAATATTTTGATTAGAGAAAGGTGTTGAAAAATGATGAATAATTTCCATAATTGTATTTGTTTTAGAATTTTCAAAACATAATTTAATATCAAAACGTCTTATTAATGCTGGATCTATTTTTTCAATATGGTTAGTTGTTATACAAATAATATAATCAGAAGGTTCACATGTTCCATCAATTAAAGTTAATAAATTATCTAATGTTATAGGATCTTTTTTATTAATATTTATGCCTATATTTGAATTTAAATTTGAATTTATATTTTGTGACATATTATTTGTATTAATATTAAGATTATTGTTTGTATTAATATTATCACTTTCTTTCAAGGTTCTATTTTTGATTGTATCGATAATACAGTCGAATTCTTCGATAACATATATACGTTTAGAATTTTCTATAATTTTACCATTAATTTTTTGAGAGAAAATAGATTTAAGTTCAGAAAATGTGTTAATTTTAGAAAATGGTATTTCAATAATATTTCTACAAGTTTCATTAGCAAGAGCCTTAATAAAAGATGTTTTACCAGTTCCTGGATCTCCATAAAAAAGGCAACCACAATAATAAGGAATACCAAGTTTTTTATAAGTTTCTTTTCCATTAATAAAATTATTAATTTTTTTAATAAAGAATTGTTTTTTTGGATGAAAAATATTAGAAAAGTTTTTATTTGATAAAAATTTTGTTTTTTCATAAACAACACACATATTTTGAGAATTAAAATTATTATAAATATAATATTGTAGTTGTTCCGTATCTTTTTTATTTATTTTTTTATTATTATATTTATAAATACAATTATCAATAAATTTTTTTAGATAAGAAATATTTTGTGTATAAGAGAATACTTCTACTGTAGATAACATATTATTATTATTTTGAGTTATTTTAACAGATAAAAATACACAACTTTCTAATTTAATATCTAAATTGTTATTAAAATCTGTAATAGAACCATTTTGGTCAGTAATATATGAAACACATGGAATTTTATTTGTGATACAATAGTATAATAATGCTTGTATTGGTATAGAATTACTTTCATTATTATTCATAATTAAATAAGTAGATAAATAAGTAGTTTTAGTAAAAGTTAAACAACTAATTTTGTCTCTAAAAATCATTGAATATAATTTTGTATAATGTTGTTGTAAGTAATATTTAAAAGCAATTAATAAAGCAAAATGAAATAATCTATCAATATTAATAAATTTATATAATAAAGGTTTAAAATCAATACAAGAAACTAAATATATAATAATATTTTTAATAATAATTAATATAGCTATTCCTGGTTTATTTTCATCAATATCTTTTTGTTTAAAAACAGAATATATTTTTGATATATTATCAATATAATCTTTTTTAACGATTGGTATAATATCTTCATTTGGATTTTTAGTTTGTTTATTTTCTATTTCATTATCTAATAATGGTTTATTTTTATTTGATATATCATTAATATTACAAGTTTGTTCTTTTATATTATTATTTAAATTTTTATTATAATTATTGTTAATATTAGTATTAATAGTAGGATTTTCTTGATTTAGAATATTATCCATTTAATAAATTAAATATACAAAAAAAAATAATATATGTGTAAATATAAGAAATAGACTAATTATGTTTAGTTATATTAAAAATAAAGATGAAAATTCAACCAAAGACAAAAATAAAAGTAACACTAATATAGATGTGTGTATATTTGATAATTTTACATTCAGTGATAAAGAGAATAAAAAAATACAAAAAAAGGAGATAAAAAAAATGTTAATAGTAGATGATATAGAAATAGCAAGTAATATTATGAAAGATTTTATTTTATTAAGTGGTTATAATTTAGAAATTGATTGTGTTAATTCTGGTGATGAATGTTTAAAAATATTAGAAAAAGATAATAATTATGATATAATATTTATGGATTTATTAATGTATCCTAAAGATGGATATGAAACTTCTGAAGAAGTGATAAAAAAGTATAAAAATATAATTGTGTTTGCATTAACAGGAATGGTAGATAATGAATCTATAAAAAGATGTAAAAAAATTGGAATAATTGATATATTTCAAAAACCTGTTAATTATGATGATCTTATTGAAAAAGTTCAAGATTATGGATTATTTTTTGTTAAAAATTAAAGTAATTATTATTAATATTTTTATTACTAACTAATAATTTTTTGATTAATTTATAATATTTAATATATTATAGTTAAATAATTTCAGAGTATATGATTAATTATAATTCTCTATGTATTTTTATAGATAATTATTAGTGTTTAATATAAGTGTGTTAAATAAATATTATTATAAAACTTGAAGGTAAAAAATATTTTTATATTATAATTATAGAATGAATAGTATTGACAAAAACAATATAGAAGTCGAGACCAGAAATTTTATAAATGATATAAAGAAAATAACGTCAAATATGAAAAATCATTATAAAATGCTTTTTTCTGAAGGTATAATTGCAAATGGAGAATATTATTCAAAAATGGATAAGTTAAAAGAACTAAGAAATAAAATAATTAGAAATGAACAAATATTTAATTTAATAAGTGAATTTGGAATAAATATTTTATTTGTAAAATTACAAAATGTTAAAGAAGATTTAGAAAAAATTAAAAAAGAAATATTATTATTACTTAGAGAAAATGGACATCCTTCTATATCTTTGTTATTAGATATATTTATTGATAAAACTTGCGAAAAAGAAGAAATATTAAAAAAATTAGGTTTTATTAATAATTTATTTATTGTAACAAGTTTTAAAGATTTTATTGATGATAATATAACAAAATTTGAAGAAATAAAGAAATTAGAATATAAAAAAATATTACAAAATAATAAAACAATATCAGAAAATAATAAAGAAGATAATAAAGATGATAATAATAAATTTGTATTATTAAGTGAGTGTAAAGATGTTGCTATATATGATCAAAATGATATATTATCTACTTTAAAAAGTTATTTTAAAAAGAGAAAAGTAAAAATAACTTTATCGAATGAAAATCATAAAAAAGAGGATGAATTAAGAAAGTTTAGTGAATTTATAGAAACATCAGAAGGTGATATAATGTTAAAAAATAATTATGTAAATTTGATATATGAATTAAACAGAGCATCAATAAGAATTGAGATTGGTGATGATTTTTATTTATTGAATGGATATTTTAGAGAGGATACTTTTAATGAGATTTATATGGAAGAAGAGTTTGAAGGTAAATATTTAAGAATAATAAATTATTATGATGATAGAGATAATAAACCTGTAAATTATGATAAATATAAATTATTTGTGAATGAATATATGAATCAATATTCGGTTAAAAATTTTATAATAAAAGATGTTGATAATATTTTAAATGAAATTGAAGAAGAATATAATAAAAATATAGAAATTTCAAAGAAAGTAATTCAAGAGTTAATTGATATAATGATGTCAAGTGATATATATAATAAAAGACAATTAATTATTCATGGTTTAATAAGTGATAATTGTAAGAAAAAAGAAAATAAAGATGATATTTATGATTCTATGAAAGAAGATATTAATAAAGAAAATAATAAACAAGAATTAGATTATAATGTAAAATTAGATATAAATATAAAATATGAACCTAGAAGGGATGTAAAATATGATAAATTCAATAAAAAAGAAAAAGAAAAAAATAATTTAAATAAAGAATTTGGTAGTCCATATAAAAATACTCCAAAACTTCAAAAAGTAAAAATGAATAAAACAACAGCAACAAGATATGCTATAAATTCGTTAATGAGAAATATGGATAATAAGAGTGGGATAGAAGTTCTTGTGTATAATTCTAATAAAACAATAAGTTCAAATATGTTGCTTGATTTATTGAGAAATAATATATTAAAAGGAAATGAATTTAATATATTAAGAAAGAGTATTCATTATAATTTGAGAAAGAAAATTTTTATAAAAGATAATGATAAAAGTCAAGATAAAACGAAAGATGAGATGACATGGGAAATGAAATTAGAAAGTATTAATATTAGTGATTCAGAAAAGAACAAAGTAATGGAAAAGATAAAAGAATTTAGAAATGGAAAAGATAATTCTAAAGCTGAAAATTATATTGATAATTTCTTTCAAATACCATTTGGAAAATATATAAAAGAAGAAATATTTAAAAAATGTATATCTTCAAATGAGAAAATAGAAAAATATTTAAAAATGTTAAATGAAGGAGAAGATGAAGAAAATAGAATATCAGAATATGATGAAATAACAAGTTTAATTGAGAAACAAAAAAAATTAAAAAAATCTTTTTCTCCAGAAATATTAGGACATTTTATAAATGAAAGAGATAATATAAAGAAAACTAGACAAAATTATTTAAATTATGTTGAAATGGTTTTAGATAAAGCTATATATGGTCATATAGATAGTAAAAGGCAAATTAAAAGAGAAATAGGAAAATGGTTAAGTTCAGGTAAAACAGAAGGGATGGTATTAGGATTTCATGGTCCTCCTGGTGTTGGTAAAACAACTTTGGGAAGACAAGGTATTTCAAAATGTTTAGTAGATACAGATGGTTCATTTAGACCTTTTAATATGATACAATTAGGAGGTCAAAATGATGGAAGTACATTTAAAGGTCATAATTATACATATGTAGGATCTGCTCCTGGAGAGTTAACTGAATGTTTAAAAAAATCAAAATGTATGAATCCGATATTATTTTTTGATGAATTAGATAAAGTATCTGATGATGTAAAAGGAAGAGAAATAATAAATATATTAATTCATTTAACAGATAAATCTCAAAATATAGAAATGAGTGATAAATTTTTTTCTGGAATAAAATTTGATTTTTCTAAATGTATAATAATTTTTTCTTATAATGATAGAACAGTAATAAATAAAACATTAAGAGATAGAATAACTGAAATAAAAGTAGAAGCATTAAAAACTCATGAAAAGATAGAGATTATTAAAAGATTTACTTTGAAAGAGTTAGAAAAAAGATTAAATTTTAAATGTGAAATTAGTGATAATTTAATAAGATATATAATAGAAAATTATACGATGGAAGCTGGAGTAAGAAAATTAAATGAAAGAATTGAAGAGGTATTTTCAGAATTAAATTTAAATAATTTAGAAAATAATAAGTTTGATGTAAATAATTTAAATGAAGAAACAATTGATATAATTTTAGATAGACATATTAAAATTTTAAGAAATACAATTCATGATTATCCTATTAAAGGTTTTGTTAATGGATTATATGCAACTCAAATTGGTATTGGAGGAATAACATTAATACAAACTGATAAAAGAAGAATGACTGATAAAAAAGATTTAGATATAAGAGTTACAGGTAAATTAGGAGATGTTATGAAAGAAAGTGTTGATTATGCTAAAACAATTGCATTAAATTTATTAAGTAAAGAAGAACATATTAATTTAAAGAAAGATATTGAAGAAGAACCTTATTGTTTACATATTCATTGTCCTGATGCTGCAACTCCAAAAGATGGTCCTTCAGCAGGAATTACTATAACTTTAGCAATTTATTCATATATTTCTAATAAGAAAGTAAGAAATGATGTAGCAATGACAGGAGAGATAGATTTATATGGAAGAGTAAAAGCAATTGGAGGTTTAGTTGAAAAATTAAATGGTGCAATTAAAGCTGGAGTTAAAAAAGCAATTTTCCCAAAAGAAAATGAAGAAGATTATAAAAAAATACTAAGAAAAAATTTACTTGATGGAGAAATTGAGTGTGTTATGGTTGAAAGATTTGAACAAGTTTTACAAGAAGCTCTTCATGATAATATTTAAAAATATTAAGAATATTATGAAGAAATAAATTATTATTTTGGTATTATTTAGTATTTATAAATATTTATAAATATATAAAATAATATAATGAGTGATGATAAATTCATTGATTTTTCAAATTTTAATAAAGAATTAAAAATATCTGATAATATAGATAATGAAGATAATATTGAAGAAATTAAAATATTAAAAAATAAAAATGAAAATAATAGACATTTTATTATAAATATTGTTAATGTGATTAATACATATTCTCAATTAATTGAATTATGTTTAAATAAAGAAACAAATCAAACATCAGAAGAAATAAATTCAAAAATAAAATTATATTCAATAGAAATAAAAAATAATTCAAAATATTTATCAAAAATATTAAAAAATATTACAATAAATGAAGAAAAGTAAAGTAAAAATAAATAAAAATAAATAAAAATAAATAAAAATAAGTAAAAATAAGTAAAAATGAATAAAATAAAATATTATTATTTATTATAACAAAATTGATAATGAGTTTTTTTATTGATTTATTTGAA